AGGTGCGGAATTTTGACACCGCCAGTGTCACGTTATTCGTGTCATACCAGCTGGAGAACTTCTCCAGAATATTAATAAGCGGATTATCCTTCTGCTCCTGTGGCGCGCCGGCGATATATTCAAAGGCCTTTTCGGTATCAAGTTCACTTTCAATCGTCGCTGCATACATGGCTTTCACTATGGCCGACTGAAGCTGTGTTGCCTGCAGGGAATCGAGCATCTTCAGCCGTTCCATGACGCTGTAAAACTGATTAGCCCCACGGGTCTGCCCGTCCTCCACCGGCTCGAAAATATGCAGCATGGCCGGACGCCCGGTGGGAAGTTCACGCGGGATCCGTTCCCATCGTCCACTCCCGGAGCGCGGAAAATCATCCTCACAGATATGGTACGCGACGGCACGGCCATATCGATCGACCTCCACACCGGCCCGCAGAAAACGGTTCCCCATACCGTGTCCAGGCGTGTCCACCCGTTTCGGACTCACGGCTTTAAAACGCGTACGGAATAACTGCGTGGCTTCCGTATCCCAGACCGGCTGCACAAAGATTTCGCCGTTAAACGCATGAACGCCCACACCTTCACGGATAAATTCCGTGAACGTGCGTTTTCCTTCCACGTCGATCTCGCCAGACATCCCTTCGGCGTATTCCGACCAGGCCGCCTCCACCTCATCGACAAAGCTTTTTGCTGCGGTCTCCCGCATCCCCAGCCAGCGCCAGTTCGGACGGTAGCTGATCAGAAACATATGCCCGACAATGTGATCCTTATGCAGGGCCACCGCATTAGCCGCTATTCCGTTATTGCGCACCAGATCATCTGCCCGGGCATTCCCCAGACGCAACGCGGGCAGCAGGGCCGCATCGACACTCTGCGCCGGTGGCAACCACTCAGCCATTTGCCCGCCAAATCCTGCACCGCCCCCGTTGTAGCTGAGACTCTCACGAAGCGGAACGCCGTTCACATCAATCAGGACAGGCGTTCGTTTCATAATCTCACTCCCAGCGGACGACGGCGACACCGGGTTGTCCCCAGTACCGACTCCGCATCATTGATCGCCCGGTTAAGCTCATCCAGAGAAGCCGCCGTATATTCAATTCTGCGACCATCTTTCTGGTCAGACACCACCCGTTTACCGGTTAATAAATCAAGGCGCGCCTGACGCAGCGCCTGCAGTTCAGCGACTGTAACCATTCACTCCTCCGGACAGCTTCGCTGCCAGTTCTTTCAGGGTTGGCCGGGTCGTCTCTTCTTCCCGGGATTTTGCCAGTACAGCCAGATCAAGCTGCCAGCGTTGCACGGACACACGTAATGCCGCGTAGGCATACACCAGGCAGTCCAGCGCTTCGTTACGCCGCTTTTTGTTATCCCACAGCAGACGCATCTTTCCTTTTTCCCACTTCTCCACAAGCTCTTCCGCGACCAGTTGCTGCGCCTCTGTCTGCGAAAAAATCTCCGGATCATCAGGAAAACGGATGGCATACGACGTGGCTTCATCCACAGGCGTGGGATCGGCTTTCATACGGGCATAGAGAATTTCTTTTGCGGTGTCCGTCCCCACTTCACACAGATACACGCCCCGCTGATTGCGGGTTTTTGGCATGGTGATCACCGGCTTGCCATAGACAGATGCGCCTTTTACCGGCAGCACCCGGAAAACACCGTGTTTTTTTGACCTCTGATAACGATTTCGCCATCGATCCCCCCGATGTCCCAGCAGACACGGGAAATGGTCATTTCGGTTCCGTCTGCATGGCGGTATTTTTTGTTGATCGCCGCATCCACACGTAACAGCGTCTCTTCCTCATCGGGACGCCCCATAATGATGATTTTATCCACCAGAAAGGCTTCCTCTCCCGGAGCCCATCCCCAGACATACATCTCAAAACGGTTTCGCTGCGAGTCAATGCCCGCCGTCAGATAAACCACCCGGGCAGGCACCGCCGCCGTGTAACGCACAACCTTATCCATCAGCACCTGGTGATCGAGTTTTTCGCCCACGGCCTCTTCCCAGGTCTCGCCCAGCGTGGTGTTCACAAAGGTTTTCAGGCCGTTGGGATCTTTCAGTGCATCCAGCCAGTCATAGACAATCTGTACCCAGGTGGTGAACGGACTGTACGCCGTCCAGATATGGAAAGTGATGGAGCGCGGCGGCGGAATTTCATCACCCCGGGCGCTGAAAAACATCAGGCCGTCACGGGTCCACATGCCCGTGTTTTCACAGATCCACCGCCCGTTACTCTGGTCAAGCTCAGACTGATGGATCACACAGCCATGATGCTCACAAAGGTAGAAAACACTTTCTGGCTTATTCTTCTCCCACTTAAGACCGAAAGGCGAGGCATCATCGCCAAATTTCAGATACTGCTCCTCCCCACAGTGCGGACAGGGCACATAAAAACGCATGAAGTGTGCCGACTCGTTAGCGGCTTTTTCGATCTGGCAGGAGCCTTTGATTTTAGGCGTCGAGCCGCGAATGGATTTTGGCCATACAGAGCCCTCAATACGTTTATCCCCCAGCAGGGTTGGCGAACCCTCTTTTTCAACATCCGGTTCGAACGAGGAAAGCTCGTCATAACAGACCACGTCCACGGATTTTTCACGGTAGTTTTTGGCGGCAGCGCCGCCCAGGCACCAGAAACCGACGCCCGATGAAAAGCGTTTCAGCGTGAGAGTATTGTCACGATGTTTACGACCCAGCCATGGGGAAAGGTCTTTCAGGCATGGCACGTTCCGAATCGTCGCCTCCACGTGAGACTTCATAAAATCTTCAGCGGCAGAATCCGTGGGCTGAAAAAGCAGACTGTTTCGGGATTTATGCTCAATAAAATACCCGACCACCCCCAGCAACATCTTTGTATAGCCAACACGGGCAGATTTAATCAGATTAACAGTGCGGATCTGATCATTCCCCATGCTGTTCATGATGGCGATCTGGAATGGCAGCGTTTTCCATTCGCCCTCACCATATGAAGATTCTTTAGGCAGATAATAATTTTGATCAGCCCATTCAACTGGCGTCACCGGCAATGCCCTTATCAGGGGCTGTAATGCAGTTGTGACAGCGCTCATCATATTATTCAGTTGTTGCTCTGATATATTCATCAAGTAAATCCGGTAATTTATCCCCTGCCCGCGCACACTGATTTGCCCCCTTAGCAATAAGGGTTTTCAGATGGTCAAGATGGCGCGGTGTTAAATCAGGAAACTGTCGCTGCATGGATAAAGGGATGGAATCAAGCGTACTGGATAACGCCATTGCCAGCTTACTGAGGGCAAAAATACAGAACCCGGTGTCAATCAGTTTTCCTTTTGACACCTCATTTTTTAACTGCTGTGTAACAGCCTGTTCTGCTGTCAGTTCCCATCTGGCAATAAGCAATTTCTCTTCATAGTCTTCTTCGCTATCGCCATCAGGCACATCGTTTTTACTTCTTCTCAGATACGATATGTAAAAATCGCGCCAGGCATCCAGATCCAGTTGCCCTCGCTTATTCGAGACCGGGGCACCCGGTAATTTCTGCAATCTGCGAAGCTGGCGATCGGTCAGACTCAAATGCCTGGCAACTTCAGTCTGCGTAGCCACTCCTCACCTCGCAAAAACTCTTACCTCACAATCAGCACAAAACCGGTCATGTCCGGTTTACATGTCCGTTTTTTGCACATGTCCGGTTCACGGACAGCCTGTTTTTATATTTTTCATATAGTTAACTTGCAGAGAAACCGGACATGGATCCCGGAAAATTTTCATAAATAGCGAAAACCCGCGAGGTCGCCGCCCCGTAACCTGTCGGATCGCCGGAAAGGACCCACCAAAAATGATAATGATTGTCAAATACGTTTATCACACTGATATTCAGAATCACTACTGAAAGACTCCCTTTGTGGTGCGCGAGGGATGCGCATAAAAAAACCACCAGCAAATGCCAGTGGCTAGAGATATTCATTGCGAATAACCATCACAAAACAACTTAACTCGTGAGGGTAGAAATTTTACTCGAGGCCAAATTTCTTCTTTAAATAGGCCTTCGTTAACTCCAGCCCAACATCTTTGATTGTACTCAAAGGGGCATCGCTCATTGACTTTAATTTCTCAAAAACCGTAGGTTCATTTAATGCCTGGGCGAATTCTTGTCCCTGCGCAGATAGTCGCACGTCGGTACCCATATCTAGCATATGGCCACAATGGCGCATGTAGCCCAGTTTAGTTATGTCATCCGTTATTAGATCTTTATTACTGATATAACCTTGCTCAATAAGAAGTAGATAATGAAACATCCCTTCATTCGAGCAGATATCGTACCCCGCATTAGCTAAGTCTTTTGTAGATATAAAGGGAGTTTTCGCTTTCAAAAATACCTCAAGCATCCCCTTCATGTATTCTAAATTTTTAACCACAAAAACCTCCTTAGGATAATTGGAGGTCTAGAATACCGTTTGCAAGCACGTTGATAAATCATTATCACAGGCACTCAATGAATGCCTGCTGTAATTGCGTACGGTAATGAACGTAAAAAACCGCCCGAGGTATATTTAGACATTAGATGGCGCTTTGTCAGTATAGACCCGGTACGCCCTGACAAACATCCCGTTACATTCAGAGTCCGCCTTGATATACGCCAATTCGTAACCCCGATGCTTTAGCTCTTCACGAGCTCTTTTCTCTTCCTTAGCCATGAAGTTAAGATCTTTAATTTCTGAGTAGGTATATGTTCCCACTATAAAATCTCTGCCTGGCCGTCCATTTATCAGTTCCATGTGTCCTCCCAAAAAGTTGGTAGTCAGAACATACCATGCTAAGCGAGGTGAAAGCACCTTTATCAAGCCCCCCGCAGATAGACTTTGTAATGGCTACTTCTTCAGAAATGATTCGATGAACTCACGCCGGGGATGACGATAGTTCAGAATATCTTCTGGCATCCTCATAAAGCGGTTGTTGCCGTCTTTGGCAGTAACGAAACAGCTGTGAACTCCGCAGACATCCGTTTTGATCGTGTCGCCATACTCAAAAAGCAACTGCGCCATCTTCTCTTGCCATTCTTGCGGCATAGCCTCCATGAATACTCTCGGCATCACGCAGAACGACGCATGCGTCAGGCCAAACCACAATTGCAGGTCTTTACGATATTCTTCATCCATCGTCTTTACCTTTGTTGCAATAAAAAGCCCCGCGAATGCGAGGCTAAATCCTGGTGTTTGTGATGACTGGCTCTTATCTCAACGCAGCTCCTTACCGCGCGCAAGATGCTCAATATCAAGCATCAGCAATGAGATGTTAAATCTGGATTCACTCCAGAAGTGATCACCACCCTGTCTACAGAGCCAGATGTGAAGGATGATGAGTAAAATTATCGCTATCATCGAAGGCATTGCGTCCTGATGTATTCCTGAAGCGTTCTCAGTGCTGTTTGGTCGCGGATAATTCCGTCCCGGATACCGAGAACGTTTCGTCCAGCAACTGGAGAGAGTTCGACGGTGGCATCATTGCCCATGCCGGAGGCGCTGGAGGTTTCGGCTGAGGATGGCACAGGGCATTTTCCTTTGACGAGCACCCTGCCACCATTATCAAGCTTGCGACGAAGAGCATCATTTTCAGCTTTCGCATCAGCTAACTCCTTCGTGTATTTTGCATCGAGCGCAGCAACATCACGCTGACGCATCTGCATGTCAGTAATTGCCGCGTTCGCCAGCTTCAGTTCTCTGACATTTTTGTCGCGCTGGGCTTTGTAGGTAATGGCGTTATCACGGTAATGATTCAGCCCCAGACTAAGCGCACCACAGGCCACCAGCAGGGCAATGATGACCACGCACAGTACGCGGTTCATTTCACCACCAGCGTATCTGACCGATGAAATAACCGGAGGCCATAATCACAAACACCAGCCAGATAAGAATGAACTTCCAGGTGGATAATTTTTCAGCCATCACTCGAATCTCCCGAATCAGTTTGCTAAAATCAAACACACTTTCTCCTTTGACTTTTCCGGAGTCAGGAAACACAAAACCCCCGCTTGGTGCCAACAAACGGGGTTTTTACTTTTATTCACTTACGTTTCGCCAGTTCGCAGGATTTCATGTTATCCGCCCGCGTGGCCATGCCTTATTTTTCAGCAAAATATTCTGCTTATCTGTCGATACCCCAGCACGCCAGCGCGCTCTCCTGGTCACGACGGGATACCTGACCGTAGCAGTTGTTTGAACGAATACGGCAGTCTCTGCCACCGTCCTTAATCCACCAGCGAATCGCCTCACACGCTCCCCTGCGATCACCTGCATTAATTCGTTTATAAAACGTCGACGGGAAACACTTACCGGGACCAATGTTGTACGGACAGAATGACGCGATCCCCGCTTTCTGGGGTTCGCTCAATGGCACTTTGATGTTTTTCTCCACCCATGCCAGCGCCTTATCACGCTCAATGGCGTTGACCTGGTCGCATTTTTCCTTCGACAGTTTCATACCGGGAAAAACGGGTTTTCCATCCACCATCGTGGCCCCCCGACAGATGGTCCAGATGCCGGAACCATCGCGGTATGCCGTTGTGTGGTTACCCTCTTTTTCGTCCAGAAACTGGTCAAGTATCTGAGGAGCAGACGCGCCTGCAGCAATCAGCGCCAGAACAGCAGCTGACAGGCCGTATTTGATTTTTGCGCTCATGGATATTTATCAGGATGCTACCAATGAAAGATACTGGAAAGCCAACTGCAAAAAGCTAACAACACGTAATCGAGTTATCAGAACTGTTAATTTTTATGGTATTCCGCGCCTCTGAACAGGGGCGCGTTTCTGGCAACAGCTCGTCCTCTTCACATAACCCGGCAGCAACATCCAGGAAGACCTGTCTGATGCTCCTTCTGGCTGCTGCCTCATAAAACTCCAGCGCGGCACCTTCAACACGGTCCAGCGAGATGTCCAGGTCAAAAATTTCACCGTCAAAGCGTTTTTTGTCCCGTAACGCTAAAGTTACCGTAACTTTATTCTCAAAATTGCGGATCCCTTTCACAATCAGTTCATAGTTTTGAGTCATTGAATTACTCTCCCCGTGCAGCCTTACGACGGTCCTCTCTGATTTTGAAATACAGGTTAGTCAGATATGTCAGCAGCCCAAACAGCAGACTCCCCAGCACGCCTATTGCCGCCCACTGAGACGGGGAAACCCTGTCCAGCAACTGCAGGAACCAGTAGCCCGTTCCCACCGCTGACGTGGTGTATGACACACCTGTTGTGATTTTTTCCATCTGGTACATACCCCGTCTCCCGTTATCCGGAAGCTGACAACAATAAAAAAAGCCACCAGTTAAGTACTGATGGCTCTGATAACTCATGCAGGCATCTCAGACGACCCACTGACACTACCGGTGAGTTTAACGATACCTTCCATTTGACTGGCTCACTTTTTATGATGATGCCGGTGCATTTATCTCCAGCACCAGACTTTCTATCTCAACGCCATACGCTGCATTTTTGGTAACATCCGTCAGCGTCAGCGCATTCAGTCCCAGTGTCAGACCGTCTTTTATAACCTGGAATGCCGGGCCAGCCACTCCATTCAGTTTCGGAGTAACCGTGGCACTGCCGGCGGTGAACACCAGCTCCAGCGTCTGCCAGTCGTTACCGTAATCGCCGAACTCCCCCAGCTTCGTGTTTCCGGCTTTCCTGTGATGCATCAGATTCACTCTGCCGTCAGTGGTCTGAGTGAAGTACGACATCAGGAACGGATTACCGGTACCCGTCATCGCCACACCATCAGGAACGGGAGCATCCGTATACAGATAAATCCCCAGCCCGAACTGATTGTTGGTCAGTGCGCCTGACAGGCGGAACTTACAGGTCAGTCTGCCGCCCTGTGTCAGCAGGGTAATTGCGTCATCCACCGGATGCGTCAGGGACCAGGTTTTATTGCTCTGCTTGGTGATCTTAAATACACCATCTGACAACTGAATTCCGCCATCCTTAATGCTCCAGCCCTGCGCAGCAGCCTCTCCGGCTGCCGGCAGCAGGGAGATTGTGCGAACGGACGTATCTGCAGACGGACCCGATGGCGTGTTGCCGCCGGGCGAGGGTTTGATTTCCGGTGCCTTACCACTGATGAAGGCTGAGGTGCGCCCGGCTGCGTTCAGAATAGCGGTTGCCAGACGATCCGGAATAATGCTCCTGCGCGCCCATGAACTGAAATGTGTCGGGCGGTTTGATGATACCTGGTTTCCATTCGTTCTCGATGCCGCACCGTAATATCCTGATGCCGGAATATCCGGATCTTCTGCCGGCGCGTTAGTGGCGGTATTGACGCCGTTACCGTCTGCCATGAAGGGCACAAAATAAACGCCCTCACTCTCCCTGTTTTTATACCCGCCGTACACGGTGTCGTACTGGGTAGCGTATGTATTTTTCCAGTAATACGTCGTGTCACCACAAATCCACGGCACATCTGCAGCACTGCCACCATGACACTGCGCGTTAAACACAGTGAGGTCAGCACGAAACTGCTTCAGCATGGCTGTAAACAGCGCAGGTTGCTGTGCGTAGGTGGCGGCGCTCATGTCAAACTCTCCCTGCATCCAGCACACCGCCAGCAACACATTTTTCGGGTTCTTCTGTAATGCAGCTTTAGTGCGCGCAATCAGGTCCTGATATAACGGTTTACCCACACCCCAGCGCGCCGAATCCTGGCTGGCCCCCGCGTCCGCACTGAATGTCCCCTCCGCGCCCTGGGTGAATGCCGAACCACCACGACAGCATGGTACCAGCAGGATCCCCGCGTTATTCGGGATATACGGGAGCAGTTTTTTGGCAATATGTAAGCCCTGGCCGACACAGCCGTACTGCCCTTTGCTCAGGTCTGCCTTCGGATGATTCAGCGTACTCATATCCTGCACATCATGCAGACAGTGGTCAGCCGGGATGATGTCGTTATACGTACAACTCTCTCCACCCGGAGTTACCGTGCTGCGGCGCGCCAGCTGTTTAATGCGCGGATCCGGAGCATCGTAAGAATCCGGTAACGGAAGCCCTTCACCGTAGGCCATGCCGTTGGACTGTCCGGCAAGCACAACCACGTAGAACCAGTCCGGCTCAGATGAAGGGCCGACCTGTGGATCTCCTTCAATAGCCACCGCCTGCATCAGTGTGTACGGCGTAATGGCAACCGGTCCGCCGTATGGCTGCCAGCCCTCTTTCAGTTTGTGTGTCAGCTTTTCCGCAAGGTCTGACGGCGACGCCGCCCTGACAACATCATA